TTCTGAACTAAATTTCCCCCTTATGGTTAAGGGAGAATAATGTAACAACATTATTCGGATGTCTACATCTTAAAGTTTTCTCACATAGAAGCATATGACTGCTTTTCTACGTAAGTTCCTTGAATAATTTGGTCCAATTCTAAAGTTGAAAGATTCTTCTTCAGAATTGCACCAATACCATTTAGTGTATATGAATCTTCTAATGTTGAAGATCCATAATACACTTCATGTGTATTATTAACCAATTTAAAACCATCTACTAATATTTTACCAATTTCAATTAAAGATTGAATTTTGTTTCTATCTTTGTTGAAAATGTTATCAATATTAATATCACAAATTTGTTTAGAAATATTGTGAAGATCATTAAGATCTTCGATCTCAATATTTTTAAATTTTGTGATTGTATTATAGATGGCAAGGAAAACAGGGTTAAATCTCAAGTCATTTTTATCCCCTATAACGAACTTATCAAGTAACGTTTTGGGTGTTGAAATGATCTTTAGATTCATCTGTAAAATTCTTGATGATAGCCCTTTTGAAAGGATCCTTTTTAATTCTAAAAGGATTGTCCTTTCATCAGGAATCATGTAGTTTTCATTAGTTATATTCATACTAAATAATTTTCTTAAATTATCATATGAATAATAACCAAAAACTACATCTAACATCAAGGAGAAATTCTTTAATGATTTAATCACTTTCTTATTGATCTTAAAATATTTATTATTTTTAATCAATAATTTATGATAAAGACATATAACCAATTCTACTAAAGAATCAGTTCCACTTGGATTATAGTTATTCTTGATTTTAAAATAATCATAAAGTATTGTGAAAACAATATTAGGATTGTTTATATTTCTAAGAATACCTCCAAGTGGAAGTCCAGTTATCTCACGGTTCTTACTTCATTGAATTCATCTTTTAGCAAATTCATAAGTATCACTTGATACATGTGTTTTTTGTTCAGATAATTCAACTCCAAGACCTTTGATTATTTCAATATATTTTTTAGCGACTTTATCGTTCTTTATAACGATATCATCTCCTAATATTATGTATTGATTAAAGTTCTTGTAGCCACATAATTGTGCACAATAGTACACAACTAAGTGGTGAGTAAGAGTAAAGACACTTCAAGAGGAATAAGTACCCATAGGTTGACCGGTTGAATATTTCAACTCGTAACCTTCTGGTGTAGTAAAACTTCTTGAATTCAGAATAGATTGTCAACTTTGAGCTAATTCCATATGGAAT